TTGCAACTGGTGACTCAAGATTGAGTCCTGCAATTGACTTGAATAATACTGCAGTAATCTTCACTTCAAACAGAACTAACCAACCTGTTACAAACTATGCAACCAACTTGCAAGTCAACACTGTAAGTGAAGATCCAAATAGATTCATCTATGTGACTAAGAACATTGTTCTTGAAAATCCTGCAACATCTCTGCAAGTTCTTCTTGACTCATATGTCAGCACATATAATGATGTAAGACTGTTCTATGCATTGAATCAGGATACAGATGTAGATGAGACTGTATTTGTTCCATTCCCAGGCTACAGCAATCTTGATCCAAATGGAATTGTAATCAATCCAGCAAATAATGATGGAAGACCTGATGTCTTTACACCAAAGACAGACCAATATCAACCAAATCCATCACTAAATCTCTTCAAAGATTATAAGTTCACTGCTGATAGATTGGCACCATTTACATCATTCCGCATTAAGATCATTGGAACCTCCGTAAATTCTGCAATTGTCCCACAATTCAGAAATCTCAGAGCAATTGCATTTGCATAATTATGTCACTTATCCCAGTAAAAGGTAGAGATGGTTTTTATAGAGATAGCAAAACTAATGCTATTGTAAATAAGAACCATCTTGAGTTCAAATCTTATGTTTCTGCCAGAGAACAGATGAACTCTGAAAAGGAGAGAATCAAGTCTATGGAAGATGAAATGGTAAACATCAAGCAGGATTTGGATGAAATCAAGCAACTGTTACGTAAAGCATTTCAAGGGTGAATTATAAATAGAAAAAAGTTACATCATATAAATGGCGCAGCCTTCTACTAGACAAGAACTGATTGATTATTCCCTGCGACAGTTAGGTGCTCCTGTATTAGAAATTAATATTGCCGATGAGCAGATTAGTGATTTAGTTGATGATGCTATCCAAATGTATAATGAGAGACACTATGATGGTGTCACTCAGGTTTACTTGAAATATAGAGTAACTCAGGAAGATGTGGACAGAGGAAAGGCACGTCCTCCTGGAGCTGGTGGAACTCAGGCAGGCATTGCTTCAACATCTGCTACAAGTACAATTGTAGGGACAGCAACTACATTTACTTACTATGAGAATAGTAACTATTTGCAAGTTCCTCCTGATATTATTGGAATCAATAAAGTATTCCAGTATGATAATGCACAATCACTGAGCGTGTCAAACATGTTCAGTTTTAAATATCAGTTGTTCTTGAATGATATTTACTATTGGGGAACAACTGACTTGTTGTCATATTCTATGGCAATGAGTTACTTAGAAACTCTAAACTTCCTTCTCAATACACACAAGCAAATTAGATACAATCTTAGACAAGATAGAATGTATCTTGATATTGACTGGAGCAACTTGAGAGTTGGTGAATATCTCATCATTGACTGTTGGAGACAGATGGATGGGAATGAATTCAATAGAGTTTGGAATGACAGATTTGTGAAGAAATATTTGACTGCTCTGATGAAGAGACAGTGGGGTATGAATTTGATTAAGTTTCAGGGTGTAAAACTTCCTGGTGGTGTGGAACTTAATGGTAGACAAATCTATGATGATGGACAAAAAGAAATTGATGACATCCTCCAAGAAATGCCAACCACATATGAACTTCCCCCATTAGATATGATAGGTTAATTAGATGCTCAATCCATTTTTTCAACAGGGTTCTAGAACAGAGCAAAGTCTTGTTCAAGACTTAATCAACGAACAGTTGAGGATGTATGGCGTTGAGGTATATTACCTACCAAGAATATATGCAAATACAAATACAGTAATCAGAGAGGTTATCCAATCTGAGTTTACAAATGCATATCCACTAGAAGCATATGTGGATAGTTATGAGGGATATGGTGGACAGGGAACAATTCTTTCCAAGTTTGGTATTCAAGAGTTGGATGATTTGACTCTTATTATTTCTCAAGAGAGATATGGTAATTATATTACACCATTAACCAAAGATATTACTAATATTGAATTAGCAACCAGACCAAAGGAAGGTGACCTGATTTACTTCCCACTGGGAGACAGATTATTTGAAATCAAGTATGTTGAGCATGAACAACCATTCTATCAACTACAAAAGAATTATGTTTACACACTGAGATGCTCACTCTTCAGATATGAGGATGAAGTCATTGATACTGGTGTTGATGAGATTGATAATGAGATTGAACAACTTGGTTACATTCAGACACTTACTCTGATTGGTTCAGGAACAACTGCTACAGGCATCACGACATTCTGTGCTAGTGGTGGTGTCAATCAGATATTCATTTCCAACATGGGTAATGGGTATACAAGACAACCAATTATTGGATTCTCCTCAGCACCTGCAGGTGGAGTCACTGCTGTAGGAATTGCATCTATCACCTCTGAGTATATTGGTTGTGGTGGAGGAAATAGTGGAAAGATTGAAGCAATTAATATCATCAATCCTGGTTGTGGATACACTGTTCCACCGTGGATAACCATTCAAGCACGTGGTGATGATACAGGAGTAGGTGCTGCTGCAACTGTTGGAATCTCTACTGGTGTCATTGGTATTGTAACTGTCACAGATGGTGGTTCTGGATACACAACCAATCCTGCTATTAGATTCAGCACTGCTGCTGGAATTACAAGTGCAGTTGGTTATGGTCAAATCAACAGTGCTGGTATTGTTACTGCTGCATATATCACATATGCTGGTGCTGGTTACACATTTGCACCAACTGTTACATTTGATAACCCTTCAGGAATTGGTGCAACAATTGGTATTGGAACCTTTATCTTCAATGAAGTAGTCATTGGAACTACTTCTGGCACAACTGCAAGAGTCAAGAAGTGGACTGCATCTACAAATCAACTTGAGATTTCTATTGTTGATGGAACATTTACTCCAGGAGAAATCATTGGTGGTCAAGAGTCTGGAGCATACTACACTGTAAGAGTACAAAATACAGATGATCTTGTAAGTGGATTTGCAGATAATGACACTATTGAGACTGAAGCAGACTCAATTCTGGACTTTAGTGAAACCAACCCATTTGGGATGCCTTAAATAGTTTGTTAAATAGTAGATATACAAACAACCAGAATAATGTTTGAGTATTTTTATAACGAAATTTTTAGGTCTGTAATTATTGGTTTTGGTTCGCTCTTTAATGGAATTGAAATTAAGCACAAAGACTCTAATGATGACGATTTTAGTGTAATCAAGGTCCCTCTTGCATATGGACCCACTCAAAAGTTTCTTGCTAGATTACAGCAAGAAGCAGACCTAAACAAACCTATTCAGATGACGCTTCCCAGAATGTCATTTGAATTTGTTGGATTACAGTATGATGCTGGTCGCAAATCTACTCAAACACAAACCATTATCAATCAGACCCCTGATGGTCAAAACTTGAAAAGGAACTATATGCCAGTTCCTTACAATATGGATATCAAACTGTCTATCATGACAAAGTTGAATGATGATATGCTTCAAATCATTGAACAGATTCTGCCATATTTTCAACCAACATATAATTTACCCATTAACTTTCTTGGCAACTTAAAGGAAAAGAGAGATATTCCAGTCCAGTTAAATTCCATTGAAATGGATGATGACTATGAGGGTAATTTTGACACAAGAAGAGCACTTGTTTATTCCCTGAACTTTACTGCAAAGGTATATCTGTTTGGTCCAATTACAGATGTTACTGGAGACATCATCAAAAAGGTTTCTGTTGGTTACATTGCTGGTTCAAGAGGAACTCAAGCAGCTGCAAGAGACCTTACCTATCAGGTCACTCCAAGAGCAACCAAAGACTACAATGGCAGTACAGTTACAACACTGGCACAAAATGTCAATCTTGTTGAAAATGTCATTGAAGTTGCAGATGGTAGTGCAGTCACAGCACAGACATACATCTATGTTGGTCAAGAGGAAATGTATGTTGAGTCAGTAACTGGTAATAAGATTACTGTCAGAAGGGCAGAAGACAATACAACACCACAGAATCATGTTCTTGGTGCTGCAGTAAATAGCATTACCAGTGCTGATAATGACCTTATCGAATTTGGTGATGACTTTGGTTTCAATGGAAGTGTTTTCTGAGGTTGACTTATGTCTGACAAGTTTGATAAACTAAATGAAACATTTGATATTCAACCAACAGAGGTTGAAGTGGAGGTCCAAAAGCATGATATCGAGAATAAGATTGAAAAAGTCAGGTCAAGTAGTGAAGACATTCGTAAGGACTACGAATATACAAGGGGTAATTTATATTCGATCATTGAAAAAGGACAAGAAGCAATTAATGGCATCTTAGAACTTGCACAAGAGAGTGAAATGCCTAGAGCATATGAAGTTGCTGGTCAACTAATCAAAAATGTCTCTGATGCTACTGACAAGTTAATGGACCTTCAGAAGAAACTGAAGGATGTCAATGAAGAGAAAGAAGTCAAGGGACCAACAACAGTTAATAATGCTCTCTTTGTTGGTTCCACTGCAGAACTTCAAAAACTCTTGAAGAAGAGTGCCACTGACTCATAAATAGTTAAAAAGTCCTAGATATGGCAGTCAATCCAGTAATCAATATAACCATTCCACAAGGTTCAGATTTCTCAGAGGTTTTTGTATCCACAGAAACTGATGGTTCTGCATCTAATCTTGCTGGGTATACTGGTGCTGCTAAGATTAAAAAACATCCTGGAGCAACCACATCAAATTCATTTACAGTTAGCATCACAGCAGCTACAGGTGAAGTTTCTATTGCAATGACCTCTGGAAGAACTGTTGCTTTAGATCCAGGTAGATATTATTATGATGTAAGATTGACCTCAGGAAGTGGTGCTGTCTCTAGATTAGTTGAAGGAATGGCATTTGTAACTGCAGGAATTACCACCTAAGGAAAATGGCAGTAGTCAGAAAGGCACAGTCCACTGCAAATGTTGCCAAGAAAAAGGCAACAAGAAAAGTAACAACTCAATCAGTAAGACAACCGTCAATTGTGACTGAAATGGGTGATGTTAATTTTGGAACTCTGTCTGCAGCAAATGATGGGCAGATTGTTTCGTATGATGCAGCAACAGATAAGTTCATTTTGATTACTGCTGATCAATTATTGTCAGTATCTGCAGAAGATAGTGATATTCCAGATGATTTTGTAACTGCACTGGAAGGTGAACTTGATCTTGGTGAGATTCAAGTAGAAAGTCTTGATGGAGGTACTTTCTAATGCCAACCAGATTAAGAGACCTTACAAATACTGATTTTGGCACATTAAATGCAAGAAAGAATAAAAATGTAATGAGATATAATGCATCAACAGGGAAGTTTGATGTGATACAAATTGATAATACTTTAGGATTAGCAACAACACCACCACAGTCATTTGTTGATGCAGTAGAGACTAAAATTGATGTTGGCAATATATCCCTTCAAGGCATTGATGGCGGAACTTTTTAGTATCCTAAATACTATTAAACAATAGAATTAGATAGATGGCATCTCCTGTAATTCAGTTTAAAAGAGGCGCCTTTGCAAATCTTCCTGGTCTTCAGGCAGGTGAACCAGCTCTCA